TTTATTCCACCTCTTTGTGTGTATTTTCTGTTAAGTCAACAGGTCCTTGATAATCTGGGTCTACTGCCTGTCCTAATTCTTCATAAGACATTGCGTTGACACTATCCCCGATTCCCTTTGTTGTTGGGTCCACCAATACCCCGACAGCCACTAAGATATTAAGGATGATACCTACAAGCTGTGATACTGCATCCTGTGCTATTGGTGCTGTGATACCTAAGATTCCAAGAATCTGGTAGATGAATGCAATTAAGGCAGAAGCCAATGCTACTAATGTTGCTTTATTCTTGAAACGTAATTTAAGATTCATAGTTTCTCCTTTCACTATATGTAAAAATATGTTATTATGTTTCCAAATCATTTATTGTAATTGTTTTCATCATATAAACCCTATTACCCTGTTACCCATGTAGCAAATACGTTAAGCCACGCACCTGTTTTAATAGTTATGCCTTGTGATTGATTTGTTCCATATCTTTCAACTTTACATATCCCTGTCGTTCTGACAGTAAGTAAAAACCTGTTAAGTCCACTTCCTTGACATAGAAAACGACTTTCCTGTGATGGTGCAAACTTTTTATCAAACGTTAAAATACTATCGTGTGTAGACCATGCCGTATTATTTTTTAACGTTCCCTGCAAAAATACAATATTTCCAATTTTCCGTACTCTTGCGTTTGAATTACTTGTGTATGGAACGATGCCATTTCCGTATTTACACTCAATCCATCCTGTGTCCTCTATAATGTCTTGCTTTTTGTCTATATTTTCGGACAAATTTTCTACATTTGTTGACAAATTCCCAACATTTTCGGACAAATTTTCTACATTTGTTGACAAATTCCCAACATTTGTTGTTATATCTTCAATTTGAAGTCTCTTTTTCAAATACTCTGAAAGATTTGAAACCTTTACTTTTTTTGCATCATTCCCACCGATGATTAAATATACATCATCCGTGGGAATTTCCTGCTCTGGCAAATCATTAATTAATATAAGAGGTACATTAACCGCCATAATATCACTCCTTAATCATTCAGTTTATTATCTTTGATAAAGTCTCTAATAGCTTTAATATGTTCCCTCAGTTCATCGTCAACAACGTAAAAATTGCCCTTATTATTTCGGCTGATTGGCTCTCCTGTGCTATCGTTAATCTCGTTGTATGTATAAGTCACTCTGTCTCCACCGTCAATGTTTAATACCATAAAACTGCTAAGTTGTTTCATTTAACATTTCCTCCTGTTCTTTAATTAAAGAATTGATTTCGTCAATATATTCTTTCTCATAATCTATCGCAACTTCTTTATTTTCATCTTGGTATTCTTCTAGCCTTTCAAATTCATAATCTCTTTGAATTGCTTTAATTTCCCATGAGAATTTGAGATTTTCAGTACCTTTTACAGTAAAATAAGTAGGTGTTTTTTCTTCTACCCATAAATCGCCTTGTCCCTCTTTCTGCAAGAATACTTGGTACTCAATACCAGTGTTTACCGTTTCTGCAAATATATCATCAATGCTTATATAACATTCTCCAGTTTCATCGGTTTGTGCCGTTCCAATATCTCCAAACATTGGAGTTGCTGTCTCATAGCAATACTGTGAACGAATATCGTAATTTTCAGTATCAACTATTCTCTTTTTCGTCCCTGTACACATAAAATCTTTATGAACAGTCAAATTTCCACCAGAAATATCTACATTTCCACCAGAAATATTTACATTCCCATAAAATGATGAATCCAAGTCAGAAACAAAAAGTTCTTTTCTTTCTCCTATACTTACATAAAAGTGACCTTTTTCTGTACTGTTTGATCCGTGAGATATTAATATGCTTTCATAATCTATATTTGTATTTGTTGATTCTTGGTCAATCGTGCCAACACTATTTTTTGAATTTTTAACTTTTATACGATCGTGTCTTACTATTGAAGCTTTTCCTGTGCCGTCCTTATTTTTAGAAACGTACATTCCATCATTGAATAATTCTGGCAGCAAGCATATATATGATTGTGGAGTTTTATCGTCTGTTAGGAAATAATTCGACACCAAAATTCCTCCAGTGTCTACCGTCACAATTTCTTGATCCCACATATTGTAAACATGCAGCTCCCCGTTTCCATAAGTTTCGTTTTTACCTCCAAGGTTTAATACTCCACCTCTTGAATATGTAAAGTTGATATACAGTTTTCCGTCAGACCCACGATAAATACCTTGCCATGCTCCGTCATTGGTTAGAAGATTAAAGATTTCTTCATGTGTCAACGCATCAACATCTATTGCAACAGGAATTGTCTCAATGTCAAGAACCTGTGTAAATCCACCTGCCGCATACATCGTACATCTAAGTGCTGCTACATCACGAGGGATACCGATTGCTTTATTGCTTGCTGCTTGAATCGCTCCGCCATTCGTTGTTGCAAGAACACCATATAGGCTGTGAGTGATTGATGTTTCATCTGCGGATGAAGTATAGACAGTTTTGTATGTGTCTCCGTCAATCGTTTCCTCAATCTTAAATCGGCATTTATATGCTGTTCGTGCTGTTGCTGTACCATCACGATAATAACCAGACAGTGTAATATAGTTCGGCACCATTGAGCTGTCCGCTGATCGTTTGATGATTCCTGCGGATGGTTCCATAAAGTAGGTTCTTCCTGCACTTCCTTGATCACCCTTTTCTCCTTTTGCTCCGTTACTTCCGTTACGGCTAACAGAGTAAGAAGTTGTTGTCGTGCTGTTTGTGTAAGTCGTGATCGTCCTTGTCCATAGATACTGTCCTGCACTTGTTGTTGGAACATTTGTGGACCATGTACCTGTTGGAACAGTCGTACCACTGCTTGACACTTGATAAGTGATTGCAGTCGATTTGATTCCGTTTCCAGTTGGTCCTGTATTCCCTTGTGGACCAGTAGCACCAGTTTCTCCCTTGGCACCCTGTTCTCCTTTAGCTCCCTGCTCGCCTTTTATCTTCGCCCAAGTATAAGAAGCTACTGTCGTTGGGTCATTTACATTGTAATCTGTACAAGTACCAATATAATCTCCAACAGTTTCACCAGAATTACCAGTAAATGTTTTTCCACCATCATTTGAATATTTGATGTGAAGATAAGTTGTTTTTCCGTCAGCACCATTAGTACCAGGGATTCCCTGTGTACCTTTTTCTCCCTGCAACCCTTGGAATCTCGCCCATGTATATTTAGATGGGTCGTTTGAGTCGGCTTCTGTGAAGTCCACGTATGTTCCAATATAGGTAGATGGAGTTTCCGTCATTTGAGAAGCAGTCGTTGGTTTTTTCACGGAACTGTACTTAATGTGAAAATATGTTGTATCTCCACTAGCACCCTGTGGTCCTTGGATTCCTTTCTCTCCCTTTGGACCTTGAATACCTTGTAGACCCCGCGGTCCTTGGTCGCCTTTTTCGCCCTTTTCTCCTTGTGGTCCCTGTGGACCTGTTGCTCCTGTGGCTCCCTTTTCCCCCTGTGGACCAGTAGCACCAGTTTCTCCCTTGGCACCCTGTTCTCCTTTAGCTCCCATTTTCCCGATGGAATATGTTGTGCTTGTAGTATTGTCAGAGTACGTATATATGGTTCTTGTCCATAGATACTGATTTTCTGCAACGTTTGGTGGTGTTTTGCTCCATGTTCCTGTTGGTGCTACCGTTCCGCTGTTGGATGCTTGATAAGTCGTTTCAGAACTCGTGATACTTCTACCGCTTGCTCCTGTCTCTCCCTTATCTCCTTTAGCACCTGTTTCTCCGGGGATACCACTCTTTAATTTAGCAATATCAAATCGTTTTGTAACAGAATATGTATTAAGGTAATTAGCTGTAATATCTACCCATCCAACATCTGTTGTTAATCCTATTACAGTATAAGTGTGTGTTGAACCATTCCAAGCACCTACGACACCGCTTGACTTCTGCACGTTATAAGTACAGTCGTTAGATATATCGGTATGACCGTATAAAACCTGTGCTGTCGTGTGGCACTCTGGAAACGTTGTGTACTCTCCCTTATAATCTGTCGTGATTGCTTGGTAATCGTTGTCCAGATTGATAAGCATAGCACGAGATTTTCTTGCTTCTGACAGTGCTTGTTTTGCTGTTTCATCGTCCGTATATTTATTAAGCTTCTGCCAGTCGGATTCTACGAAACTTGCACCCTCTCCCCTTGCCACAACGCAAGTAAGGATGTCTCCGTTCTGCCCTTGATTCCACATATCCCCAGTACCATAAGGCGGTGTAGGCTGTACTACAAATACACGGCATTTACTATCTGCCGTAGACTGTGCAAAAGATGCTGTCTGTAATGCTTTTGTAACGTCAGTATCTTGTACTAACTGCCATTTCCATGTGTCTCCGTCTTTGAAAAATCTGTAGACATATCCCTTAGATTTCCAATAGAACAAGTCTCCCTCATGCTTCTTTTTATCATCTTCTGTTGTCCAGTCAGAGGCAGGGATATTGTTTAGCTTTGGTTCGTAGTCGTAGTAGAACGTCTCAATCTGTCCGTCTATCTGGTTCTGTAGATCAGCTACACTTTTTGTAACTGTTTCTGCAAAATCTGATACCTTACCATCGGCATAGTTTTTAGATTCTTTCACTGCATCACTGATTGCTTCTGGTGCTGATTTACCACCGATTGTGACGTTATCCCCAGAAATCTTTACAGTACCAGTCTCCATATCTGCATAAAAGATAATGTTTCCAGACTTATCTTTGACTGTTAATGCACCAGTAATGATATAATCTGCGTTGATTCCCTCTGCATAAAGCAACCTTGCTACCATTTCCCCAGTAATCGTAAATCCATAAGGATATGTTTTACCGCCGTCAATAGAAAAACCAATAACCTCTGCTGTCAATTTGATAACATTCTTTGATTCTTTCATTGTCGGTTTATCATGCAGGTAATATATTGTTGAGCCATCCAATAGCACTTCCTGTGTTGAATACATTCCATTACTATTTTTTAATGCTTCTTGCATCTTACCTAAAGCATTTTGACGGTTGCTTTTTTCTCGTTCGGCAAATTCTTTGCTTTTAATGATTGCTTTCTGATCACTTGATGTGTAATTGCTTTGATTTCTCATTGGAGATTCTGCACTGTTTTGTAGTGTTGTATACCCAAAGAATACAAAGTTTACATCTGTTAATACTGAATAGAAACTTTTCCCTTTCCAGTCTGTAATCTTTATCTTGTCTCCAAACTCTGCAATTGGATAAGAAATATAATCCATCGTAAATCCACGAAACGTTACATCCTTGAATCTTTCATAAATCCAAGAAACTAATGTCTCTTCATGACCTGCAACTAACGGATTCTCTATTTCTAAAACGTAGCCATCTGAACCGTATTTGACTAATTCTTCCACATCTTCTTCATTTTCGTTACCATCTTCATTGGTTATTGTCTTAGTGACAGTCTTTGTCATTTGTACACCTGTTACCTGCACATCGTTTGTATCACTTGTTAAAGAATCATAAGCTTCGATATCGTGAATATTAGTACTGTAGTCAAAATCATATGTAATTATCTGTAGATGTCCTGTGCGGTCAATTCTTGCATTTCCACAGGCAATCATAGAGATAAATCCAATGATCTGTCTAAATGTGTATTCATCCGATGGCATAGACGGAATCTGAAAATCATTATGTAAAAAGTTACTGTCTCCAATTAAAATACCGCAAGTAGTACAAGCATCTATCAGCACATTCTTTGCTGTTGCAGGGAACGTCAATGATGTACTATATGCTTTATCAGACTTGTACATATCATCATATCCCACGATTGTTACTACATTGCCGTAGTTTTCTGGTTGTGTGACTGTAAATGTACCATATTCAATTTTTTCTGTTGTAGATGATAATTCAAACGTCAGATATAGTCTGATTTTTGCTCCAAAGAAATCATAATCAGATAAGTGATCATCGTCGTTCATGATTTCTAACTGTACGTTTCTGCTAAGGGCAACTCCTAAAGGAATAGAGTTTGCCCCCGCAGAATCAACCAGACTATTGTTATCTATTGAAAAATCATCCTCTGTCAGTTCTAAAACTGTGCCATTTGCAAGTGTAACTTCTGCATACTCTTTAAAATCCTGTCTTTCTGACATTAGAGTTTTAAACTCATTACTTACATTTATCATATCGGGTTAACCCCCTGTGCATTGAACGAAAAACTAGATAATTTCTCTTTGTTTTTCTCCAATGTTTGTATTTTTATGTCCGATACCTGTCCGACATAAAACTTTGCCGTTCTCCATTCATTGTGATACACGGAAAAATAATGCAAATCAAAAGGTTTTCCTTTTGCTACCATTTGCAGGATTTTTGAAGCTTCTGACATTGGAATATCCGTAGCTGTATACGGAAAACGCTCTACCGTAAACATCGGTGTAAATTTCCCTTTTCCAGACTGTGCCCTTGTTGAACCTTGCGTATACGTGGTTTCGAGTGCTACAGCTATGTCACAATCTGGTTGCCATATTTTCACACCGTTGATTTTTATATAATCTTGTGCCATTTTTACTCCTTTCTACGCAAGACTGAATGGGTTTCTACCGTTACTCATTTGTCTTAGTTTCGCTTCTTCGATAAATTCATCAAATAACGTTCTGCGATTGATTTGTGCGGTAAAGTGATAATCTCCACCATTGTTACCGTTATTGTCTGATTCTAAATCTTTCATAACTGCTAATAGCTGTTCAAGTAAGTTAATTACGTCATTATTATTGCTGTTTGTACCACTCTGTTTCTGTGCGATCACTGCGGATGCTTTTGCAGGTATAATCTTACCAGTTGCAATCTCCGGTGTTTTAAATGGTACACTTGCCAACTCTTTAGACTGCTTCATAAAGGTTTTTATTGTATCTGGGAATGCTCTTTCCAGACCAACACTAATACCTGCGGGTAGCATCTTTCCAACCTTATCTCGCATTAATCTTGATGGAGAATGGATTCCAAAGAAACTCTTTACTGAATCAAACGCTTTGCTTGCAAGACTTGTCATTTTATCAACCAAAATCCATGCAAAATCTCCAATACCTTTTGCTATACCTTTTACAATGTTTTTTCCAACACTTAACCAGTTCACTTTTGTAAACTTATCTTTCATTTTCACTACTGCATTTTTTGCTTTAGTAGCTAAACTACTAGGTAAGCCTTTAATTCCATTGACTGCATATGTAATAATTTTCCTTGCGGCTGTCTTTACTGTTGATAATTTACCAGTGATACCACTTCCAACATTTTTGACACCATTAGTACCTATTTCTTTTAATTTGCTAGGTAAATTTTTGATACCATTTACAAGGCTGCTATATACGTTTTTTATTGCATTGACTGCATTAGATTTTGCACCCATGATACCGTTCTTAATACCCACAATAAGACTTTTACCAAGTGACAACCAATCATAGGCTGCAAACACACTAACGATTGCCATGATAATTTTTGGAATACTTGCAATAAGTGTAGGAATTGACTGAATCAATCCTTTAATCAATATCGCAATAAGTTTCACACCTGCGACTAAAATTTTAGGTGCATTATCATTGATTACACCTGCAATGTTAATCACGATTTCGGGAACATTTTTGATGATATCTGGCATGGCATTAGCTATACCTTTAGCAAGATTTAACATAAGATGGAGACCAGAATCTACTAATTTTCCTGCATTGCTTCTTAAGTTTGCAGTAAAATTGGTCAGTGCTGATAATCCTTTACTGATAAACTGCTGTGTACCATTTGTGATACCTTTTGCTAAATTATCCATAAATGACACACCAAGTTGTGTTAATGCCGTTATTGCTTTTCCTGCAACCGAAATTGCGTTGACAAATATTCCAACCCAGTCGATGGATGTTAATAACGCTGATAATTTTGTTCCTAACTGTGACCAGTCCGTTGTTGTCAGTGCATTATCTAATGTTGTAAGGATTCCTAATGCTAAACCAGACAAACTTGTACCAATCGAATTAACATCTAACTGTGCTATCGCACCGTTTAATCCCTGCCCAATAGATTTACCAATTGTATCCCATTTAAGGGTATTTACTGCACCTGCGAGCATCTGAAACGGAATGTTGATACGGTTAGCAAACAACCGTCCTACATTAGACCAGTCAACCTCATTGAACATACCATTGATTCCAACACCAATTTTTGCCCCTAAGTTCTTCCAGTCAATTCCCTCAATCAGAAGATTAAGAGTGTTAACAATTGTATTAATACCTGCACCTACAGTACGTCCCATCAAATCCCAATCTATGTGATCTACAAGACTATTGAACGTCCGTGTAAATGCGTTTACAAAATAAGTTATCTTTGGGCCTATATTATTCCAGTTGATCGCATCATAAATCTTTTGTAGACCTTTGTTGATACCGCTAGCAATATAAGCTCCAAGTCCCTCCCAATCCTCTTTCTTTATGAGGTCCTTAATCTTCTTAGCAATATCTGCAATGGAAGATTCAATAGGAACTTTCTCAAACATATCTCCAATGGATGGACCAGTGTAACCACCGCCACCACCTCCACCGCCTGCGGATGGGGTAGAAGAACTAGGTGTGTCGTTATCTTTCTCTTTCTGGTACTGTCGGACTTCATCAAGTCCAGAAAGATAAGTCTGTATCTCTTTATTTGCTTTTTTCGTGGCTTTTGCGTTATTCTTTGTGGCTTTTGCCGCCTTATTAGCACCACTGGATGTTTTATTCAATGATGCCGCATAATCTTCTTGTACGGCTTTTGCTCTTGTAAAAGATTTCTGTCCTGTCAGTGCAGCTATAAACATGCCTACATACGTGATCGCTTTCGATAACATATTCATGAATGCCGTTAATATAGGTGCAACTACGGACAAAATCGGTGCAAATGCTGTTGCCAAACTGTTTTGTAACTGGGTTAATGCTGACATCATAGAAGATATCGAAGCATTAGTAGCTGACGAATACTGTGCAAGGTTATTGATACCTGTCATGATTCCGCTGTTAACTTTAGAAATCATTCCAAAAACGGTAGAATATAATATACTCATACCGACCATTCGACCAATAGAAAAGCTTGCATTATTAGCACTGTTTGTTGTGCTTGTGAAGTTCTGTGCCAGTCCACCAAGACGTTTTCCAAGTCCAGATACGACTCCACCCATCCTGCTAAAGACAGATGAAATACCGCCTGTTTTTGTCTTAGCACTGTCCGCGGACTGACTGACATTCTTAAATGATGAACCAAGCCTACTATTTGTGTTAACAAGGCTTCTTTCTTTTGCATCAGTCTTAGATATTTCCTTATTTAATGCATTTAAGGCTTTCTCACTTTCTTCTGATGCTGTTTTTGCGTAGTTCCCTGTAATCGGTGCAGTACGTACTTTCTCTGTTGGTTGTGCAGTTGTTGTTCCGCTGTCTAGCTGTTTTTTCTTCGCTAGTAATTCGTCATATTGTCTGCCGAGTTTTTCCGCAGCACTCTCCAATGCTAAAAACGCAGGGGAAGAAGTTGCACTCTGATTTCTTGCAAAGATTTCTTGCTGTGCCGTTGCTACCTGTTCAAACTGTGTATCAAGGCGTTGCAAGGAATCTTCAAGAATCTGATATGCTGTTGTCTTAATATTTGAATTGCTGATTTCATCCTGTAACTGTGTTGTTTGTCCTAAATCGGTGTTTAAGGATTCAACACTCGTTTCTGTACCTGTGATTTCTGCATTTAATTTTTGTAATGCTTTTGCACTCTCTTCGCTTGCAAGACCTGTTCCGCCTGTAAGTTTTGCACTTTTAGGTAGACCACTGTCTGCACTCGCTGTCGGTGCTTCTAATTGCTTTTTCTTTGCAAGGAGTTCTTCGTATTGCTGATCTAGTTTAGCCGCTGCACTTTCCATTGCTTGAAACGCAAGGGAAGAAGTTGCACTCTGATTTCTGTTGAATACATCCATCTGTGCTTTTTCCAACTCTGCAAGCTTTTGTCCTGTGGTTTCTATTGCTTTATCTAACGTATCAAGTGCAGTCGTTTTAATGTCTATGTTATCAAGTTTCTTTTCTGCCTGTGCGGTCTTTTCCAGTTCCTTAGCCACGGTCTTTGCTTTTTCTTCGACAACATCCATGCCTTTTGCATCTGGTGCTTTTATACCGCCACTCATGGCTTTTTCCATTGATTTTCCAATGGTTTTTACTTGATTGGATAAACGTTTTAAAAGGGATGCGATTTCTTTCACACTTGCTTTTGCTTCGGTTGTATCAATTTCTGTTTTGATATAAATACTTCCATCCGCTTTTTGTGTAGCCATTCAATCACGCCCCTTTCCCATTCAGTAAATCGTTCAAACGTTTCTGTTCTTCTAATTCCTCTTCGGAATATTTAACATCTAGGTCAATAAGCGTTTTATTTTCTTTGTAGAACTCTCTTTCCCAATCTTCCAGTTTCTTTCCTTTGGCTTTCTTCATGCGAACACTAAGAATCTGCGAAAACAAAGACTCTCCAATTTCCATGTAAGCTCCTAAAAAAGTCCACCAATGTAAATACTGCATAGCTCGTATTTCTTTTCCAAGTACACGGTTAACAGATGGGATGATAACTGGTGCATCATGTTCCCAATCCATCACATGAGGTTGTTTCTTCCCATCGTCCTTGATACCCATGTCAATAAATTCGATGGCTTTTTCAATAGCTTCTTCATAGTCTTGTGGTGGCATATTTCCAAAATCAACGTATAAAATGGTAAGGCAAACAATCCACTTTTCATCGTTCTCAAAGTCTGGGTCATTAAATGTTTTTAAAATATCCAGAACTGCACGAAAATCTGTGCGTATTTCATAATCTATGCCACCAACTACTATGGATGTAGGAAGTTCCCAAACTTCCATTATTTGTGATATTTAGACGTTGCCCTTTTAATTTTCGCCTGTTTCTTTTTGATTCTCTGGTCTGTTACCTGCTCAATAACGTCCGCAATCTCAACGATGATATTCTCAATAAAGAAATCTCCACTTTCTGTTAATGTCAGCGGATTGCAGATAGCAAAAACAGATTTAGAAGCTTTAGAGTTGAGTAAGTAATCAATCTGTTCTTCTAATCTGTCGGATAATTCCAGAATATCTTTTTCTGTTGCATCTTCTGGTACTTCCATCTTTTCAAGATTTGCAACTACCTCTTCGTATCTTCTAATGATATTTAAATCAACAGGATTGAAAGAAAATCTTCCAATCTCTGCATCATCTTCATTGGTCAGTACCACATTTAAGGCACCAGTTTTGACTTTTCTTCTTAATTCTTCCATTGCTTAACCCCTATTTCCCTGTGCTTGATGCATTTACTGAACTTGTAGCTGCTGTAAATTTACCTGTTTCAACGTTGTAAGTACCTTTTTTACGTTCTCCAACATAATTGACGGTAAATGGAATCTGATAACCAGATGTATCCCCACCGTATGATGTAGGTGTTACATAACATTCCTGCTGATATGCTTCATAAGCTCCGCTTGTAGCTTCTTTCCACATATGCACTTCTACGGCGTTTGTCTTTAAGTTGTCGTCTGTGTAACGATTATCAACAATTTCCTGCAATTTCTGTGATAATACAGAGTCAGCTTCTGCATAATAAGGGTCAGCTTCAGAAGATACTTCGTATCCATTATGTTTAAATGTTGATTCTCCGATGATATTTTTAGATGTTTCTGTGTCTGGATTCAGTTCGACATTGTACTCTTCTAAGTCTTTTCCCAGACGTTCATAACCAGATGTTCCGCCACAAAGTGAACCAGAATCTAAGAAATGAGCCATATATTTACGTGCAATTTTACCTGTTGTAACTGCTGCCATTTTGATTCTCCTTTATCTTTTCAAGGTTAGTGATCTGCTCCATAATGCAGACCAGTTAATGTGTTATCTATCTATCTATCAAAGTCATTTTGATATCGGGCAGAAATGTTGATTGCCCAATTCTCGGACTTGTTTTCGTTTGTGCTGTCCAAATATGCAGGTGTCTGTCTGTCAATTGTTAAAAACTTTCGATTCCCTGTCAGAACTGGATATTCTTCTAGCTTATATGTATTGTCTTTAATCGTGATTGTTTGTTTTTCTAACCATTTGCCAAGGTTGTCCAACCACTCCTTAATATCTGCTTTCCTCTTTGGTTTTGTACCGCTTGCACGACATATCACGCAAAACGGATACAGACATACCTGTGTGACGTGTCCTGTGATACTCTCTTTTTCTGATTCAATCACTGCACCGCTTACTGGGAACATTGCTTTTCCGCTTGCATCATCAAGTGTAGAAAATGCAATTTCGTCTCCCTCTCTTAATTCTGGGAATTGATTTACCAGTTCTTGCAATGCTGTTGTGATCACGTCAAAACCATCAATGTCGTACTTGACTGGTTTCTTTTCTTCTGCCATTAACTTCCTCCTGCCTGCTTCTTAACATGAGTAACCCATGCTTTACCGTGATTCTTCTTTGCTGTTTCAAACCATTTTGGAGTCGCTTTTGGATTCTGGTAGCTTAAGTCAACTTTTGCATTTGTATGTCCTGCAAATTCAGTGACTAATACTTTCTTAGCACCTTTTCTCGCCCATGGAGACCCTGTTAATTCGTCAACCATACCTTTACCATAGTACAAGAAACGTCCCATCGGTCCAGTACCTGCACACACCATTCCAGTACCTGCAAGAGAAGCACTTTTTGCTCTCGTTACGTTAATGAATGTACCTGTTTCATGTGGCATATAAGGGACCATATCAGTCATAACTTGACTATCTAACCAATATTGAGCACTTTGTATTTGTTCATCGAATCTCGCCAGACTGATATTAGCTCTCATGTTCTGTGTATTCACATTAACATTTCCCAATTTCTTTTTAGCCATGTAACCACCTACTTCGCCATAACTTCAAAATGCGGAATAATATCATAAAAAGCACTGCCAGTGATTGCAAAGACATAATCATACTTAAGTTTCATCTCTTCGTAGAATCCGTCAATATAATCATCCTCTGCAATCGGTTCTTCATTCTCCCATTCGCCAACGATAAAGAAATCAAAACCGTTTGCCTTAGAACTAAACGTAAGTGCTTCTGACAACTTATCATTCGTCTGTTTACACCATTCTTTAGGCGGTAGCCATAATTTACTCCCTACCATCTTTTTACCGTCTTTTAGGCTATACTGCACGTTTAATACAGCATTGTCCTGTGAGTCAGAACCATACTTTGCAATGATACTTGCCTTATCCATGTTAAGATTGCAATTATGCAAAATAGAGGGATACCATGTATCGCCCTGTTTACTCTCATATCTATTGAAAAGTGTAATTGTGTCGTTATACATCGTATCCCTCCGCTTATAATGCACCTGCTCTTTTAAAAGCTTTAAAAATCTTTTTAGACTGTAAAGCAAACCAGTCAATCATCTCTTCGTTATTTGCCCAACAATCTGTGTTGCAGGACTGTCCATCTAAACCACTTTCATATAAGAAAGCGTGCGTAATCTCATGCCTAAGCACACTTTTTTGAACCGATTCAATGTTATCCACAGAATCAACACTTTTTTCAAGAATTGCAACGACTATTGTTTTATTTGAATAATCGCAATAACCAGACAATTCTTGTAGTTTTTCATCTTCGTTCTCGTGTCTGAATCTGATTTTATATGTAGTTCCTAAAACATTTACTTTACAATCTTTCATAAATACTCCGTTGGGTACATTCCCATATACAGTAGACTTACTCCGTTGGCATCTGCGACACCCGATAAGTAGTCTCTTATTGTGTCAGAGTATAGCTGCTTTTGTGCTTCTTTGTCTGCCAAACACTTATCTATCAATGTAGCCGTGCCTGTATTACTGGAAGTCACATAGCTTATACTCTCGTTTCCTGCACTCTTAGATGCTACCTGCTTGCTCATTACGGTCCCATCTTCTAACGTGATGTAGCCTTGTGATGCTTCGACTCTTGCTTCTGCCTGCTCAATCTTGTATGTGATTGACAGAAGTTCGCAGATACATCTTTTTACTGCTTCTGCATCGTCCTCATCGGTCGGAAAAGCAATCTTAAGTTTCTTTACGTTATCCACACCTGTTGTGGCATTATCTATCTTCTTGCAAGAATCCCAGACCAGACGATTAAAGTCTGCTTCTGGGATTGTTTTCTCTCCAAAAAGGCTTTTGTAATATTCATAGTCAATGTATGCCATGAAATCACACTCCTTTTTATCCGTTGGATTTAATGACACCCATACGGATATTCTTCTGGTTAAATGCTAAAGACCAGTTTGCTTTAGCTCCTAACTCTGCATTTGTAGGAGACTCTTTTGCAATCTTGTTAGCATTAATAGAAAATCCGTTAGGATGTAATACATAGCCCTGTTTTGTATACAGCTTTTCAATACCGGCAGATGTTTCTGGGTCATAGTTTGTATAATAAGGATTTTCATAGTTTGTCTTATCACAAGTCAATACTGAACCTGTACCAAGCATATAAGTTTTGTATACTGGATTTGTTCCTGTTGTATCAACTGTAAATCTGTCTGTTACCAGTGGGATAAATCCACCGATTGTAGGAAGATTTACTTCTCTTTCTACTGCGTTAGCAATAGTGTATTTGTTGTAGTCAACAAGTCCCATTGCTTTGTACTTTGCATAAATGTAAGAGTTTAATACAAGTAATCCCATCTTGTCAGCGGAATCTCCTAAAGCTTTCTGCTGTGCGAAGATAAGTGTTGTATCATCAATTTTGTTTGCATCTCCTACAGTGCCCTCGCCAGTTAAAGATAAGTCTGTAATATGGTTTTCCATACCAGACAGGCTTAAAACTGCATCAACTGTAGTCATTAAGTCACGTGTTCTTACCTGCTTATAGAAGCTTGCAACAGAGTTTGCAACATGAGTCATAGGGTCTGCACCTGTTAACTCTTTTGTAAAGTCTTTTGATTTCCAAGCTTTCATTCTCTGGATTAACATACAAGTCTGTTTCTTTCCTGTGATTTCAACAGGTGTATTGTCTGTTTCTCCATCGTTGTTTAAAGCCTGTGAGTCCTGTTCATCAATCGGTGTATAGAACGGAATTGTTGCGACATTTCCTTTTTCTCCGATTAAATCCATGATTGTATTGTCCTGTGCTAACACACCAGATGCAATAATCGCATCATTCCATGTTGGGTTTTCTGTCATATAACGAGAAAATTCTTCTGGGTCAAAATAAAAACCGCCAAATAATCCTGTTCTTGGCATAAAAAAAGTCCTTTCTACCCTAAATAAGAATAGATAAGGACTTTTATTTGTCCCATCTACCTACAACTATTAAGGGATTTTTAGGTTAGCGGCTCACTTCCATATTGTGAGTCGGTATTATCTATCTGTCATTTAATAAGGTTGCATAGTAGTCTGGGTCCTCTGCCTTAAGCTTCATTCTTTCGTCTAAAGACATTTCCCTTAACTTCTGTGTTCCCTTTTTCTGCTCTCCGCTGTTGAACTTAGTTGTAAAGCTTGGGATTTTAACATCTGGTGCTTTCTTTTCGTCAACCAAGATGTTCTCAATCGGTTTCCCATCTTTAGTAGTAAGTTCTTTAAATACATCTTCTGCATTTTTCCCATTCTCTTCTTCTAATTTTTGAATCATCTGGGAGCGGATAGAGTCTTCTGTGATTGCATTTACAAATTTTTTATCAGATAAGAAATCTTTTACCTTGTCTCTTAACTCTGTCTGCTTAGCTTCTTTTGCTCTTGCTTCTTTTTCGTCTGCAAGCTCCTGTGTTAATGTTGTAATCTTATCCTTAAGACCGTCAACATCTTCTTTCTCTAATTCGGCTAATCTGGTCTGTACATCGTCTAAAGATATTTTGTATTCGTCTTTTTTCTTTACCTGTTTATCGTAGTCAGCTACAGTCTTGTAATTTTCAGACATCTTCTTTTTCAGATCGGACTTTTTGTCCTCTGGTACTTCGATTCCTAATTCTGCTAAAATCTGTTCGTAATTCTGCATTGTATATCCTCCTATACGATATTTGTATACCGCTCGTCTGCGGTAATGGATTAAGACTTATATACCTAAGCCAAGGTAAAAGAGAAGAGTGGACTTGAACCACTCTTGAGCCTCTAACTCTCTCTTAAAACTTGTGGAAGGAGGTTAGTTGATTGAATCACATGAGCATCAAACAATCTACTCTTTTATTGTAAGATATGGAGACTCTTTTTTTCTACTCATTTTTCTAATTTTTTTCACGAAAAAAGCACCATGCGACAACATGATGCTTCAACGTTTTTTGGAGGAGTATGAAAAAATTACAACTCTACCAATAAAGGTGTTAGAAAATAAATGCTATTGATTGCCACTTTTGTGGCTAATGGAAACAACAGGACTCGAACCTGTGACTGTCCACTTATGAGGTGGATGCTCTAACCAACTGAACTATGTTTCCACGGACCTCGTGAGAAGTCCTGCTGTATTATACTTTATAAAATCAATAAGAAAAAGGGTTGTAACATGAAAAATCTTCGAAACAAATCACATACTAGCAAGTAAAAAATGATTTATTCAACAACAACTATTATTTGTTACAAGTATTATTGTAAATTCTATACTATGGATTTTTCAATACACTTTTCATAATTTTTTTCAAAAATTTCTTTCTTACATGGATAGATTTCTCCATTTACGCCAGTGATAAGCATATCATCTTTTGTCATGAGAAAATCTCCCTCTAGTGTTGGGATAGTGTAAGAATTGCTGTCATATTGTCTAATGACGTAACCATTGTACATAAGCTTAACAGGCATACAGTCAACTACAGTATCAGCGTTCTCTGCTCCGATTCTCATAAGCTCATCAAACGTGATTGCTTCTATCTCAACAGGCTTCTTTACATATTTAGCCATGTTTTCACACTCCTTATTCAAAAAACATCCAATCTTCTGCTAACATATCCGCTTGACTTGCTAACCATCCCATCTGAACACCAGAAGTTCCAACGAATGCGATTGCTTTATTACCGATTGATTCATGATCGCAGTTTACAACCTCTCCATCTGCTGCCTTATATGAAATTCCTGTTGCTAACTGGATATACTGATTCTTTCCGTTCCATCCTTTTCTTTTGACTTTAAGTCCACGTTTCATGTACTTAATCGCATCTCCAAATCCAAACGTTGCTTCTCCACCTAAAACTGGGCAATTTGTTTCATCTGCGATTAGCCATTCATTAGACAAAATGTTAGAAAGTGTATATTCAACCCTCTGTGTCTCTCTAATATCAAGTAAATCTCCCTGTCCTTTGTCAGTATCTTTTGGTCTGCACTGCATCATAATTGATTGCTTTTCTGCATCCCAAAACCAATATCCTCCCCAACTTGGAAGCTTTACTTTTGCTCCTGCTTTCATTCTTTTAAATGCTTCTGCAAACGACATGCCGACATCTTCCACTACAAGTTGTACTCTATAGCCTTCCTTGTGTACGATTCCATCTTTTCCATCTGTAATTGATGCAATCAGTTCTCCATCTTTTGTGATATTTAACTCTTTAAAATTTATACCGTCAATTATCATTCTTGTTCTCCTTTACTTCTCGTGTGTGGTCAGTGCGTTTATTAACTCGTCTCGGGTTTTTTTTAGACCCTCGATGTTGTTCCCTGTGATTTTGTTCTCAATCAAATTAAACATACTTTTCATAACCAAATTAACATCGTTCTGTTGACTGTTAATTGTGTTGTAGTCACTGTTAAGCTTCCGTTTAATATCTTTGATGTCTGTCTCTATTGACGTTATACGTTGCTCTAAATCGTCCGTAGGCTTCTTGTAATGCTTATAGGCTTTATACAATACGCCTACAGCTCCACCAATGGTTATAATCCACCCACACGCAACCATGAATTGATTAATAGTTTCCAAATTATTTACCTCGTGCGTTATTATACCTAGTCGCTGCACCTCTAGCGGATGATGCTTGACTTCTGTCCCATCCTGCGGTGTTGAGTCTTTCGTTTTGTGTCTTAAGATTATTCTGCTTGCAGTAATCTTTATAAGCTTGATTCTGCTTCTGCAATAGTGCAGCCTTTTTCTGATACTCCATGTCAAGCTCATGCTTTAAGGCTTCGTCCTTTGCATTATCCACAGCCGTTTTCATGCCGATTAACTGCCGTTTCGTCTTTCTGATACGTCTTTCAAGTTCTCGCTGTCGTTTCCGTTTCTCGTATTCTTTGCGATTTTCTTCGCTGTCGTAGTCCTCGAACGGATTATTTATTCCATCCCCCGGTCCGTGGGAGTGTCGGCAGTTTGCCCCATGGATTCCCTGCACGTTTCCCATACCGCAGACCGAAAAAGACGGAAATCTTTGGTCATTACCGCTTTTGCTGTAAAATTTGCCTTGCCACCAGTAATGATTGGTTAAGTTGTCTCCACCGTCTCCAATTCTTGCTCCTAAATGTGCAGACGTGAGAATTATATCCCAGTTCATCTCGTCCATACGTGCATCCGTGATCTCTCCTGCCATCTGACTTACACCAGTGCGAACCGCTCTTGTAGTTGCTGTTTCTATGCTGTCTCTGTGTCCGCTAGGGTAAGTTACGTCTGCACCGCTGTTTATTATGTCGTTTACAGCTTCTTTAACCGCTTGTGTGTACCCTGTCGTACCGCTTGCAGTCTGTGTATATGCTTTATCCACTGCCTTAATGTAATTATCATGGCAGGCATTCGGCATCGTTCCAGTAAAGTTATGCATCTCTCCCTTGGTCTTTTCATAATTCCTCTGGATCAATCGTTGTAGATAAGGGCTTTCCCCGAGTGGTGTTGGTTCAAGACCTGCTTTCTTGTAGATTGTATCATCCCATTCAAGAGCCTTGATTCCTGCTTCTTTCATAGTGCGTGCGATCTCTGCAATACTTATCTTTGTCGTTTGTGCTATCTCTGCCTGTACCGCTTGCAAGATATACCCTGCATCCTGCAATACATCCATCTGCCACTTGTCAATAGGAGTAAAAAGGTAATCTTCCCCACGTCCTAGCCTTATCATCATTCGTTCGATAATCACAGATACAATTTTGTTATGTAGTTCTTCCGCCTGCTTCTCTGCTTTCTCTGGCACATACCATAAGTAATCTGGCGTTAGCATAATCCACCGCCTATTCTTCTGGGTCTTTTACCATTAGTGCCGCATCTAGCATCTTCCCAACTGCTGCCGCATCCGCAGGCTTGCCCTCTTGCGTTAATGTTTTGTCTGTTTCTGTACTGCCTGTAACTCCCTTTTTGCAGATGTTGTACAACAGCTTTTCTTGCTTTGTAAATGGTTCGGGTAGTTTTACATCTTCGCCACTAAGGTATGCAAGGTATTTTTCAATCCTGTTCTTTCCCATGCTTTCACTCCTCTCCATCTGCACCGAATAAGTCTGGCTCTTTCGGTTGTGCCATTGTTTCAAGTTCTTTCGCTTCTTCCTCGCTGAATCCCTCAAATTTTGTTAAATAGTACCAGAAAGGAATCTTGCCACTTACAACATAGCTATACCAACGAGAACGGTCCTCGTCCTCATTGTATGTTATGTCTCCAAAGTCATAGTAAGTCTCATAAGGTCCACTTGGTGCTAATTGGTACAGATCAGCAAAGATGTTAAGTGCTGCGATTAAATCATCCATGCAGAACTGTAGCTTGTCCCTCACATCCTTAATAAACTGTATTGTTCTCTGTTGCTCTGCTTCTACGCCTGTAGCGGTCTGAATGCCTGTTGTCTCGTTAAATACAAAGTATCCGTTAGAGAATCCGCATTTATACCCGATCTGTGACAGCAGGGCATTGATTCCTGTCAATCGTGTGTTGGTGTTAAGACTTGGGTTTACTTCTTGGTAGAAGCCATCTAAACCAGTACCATTTACATTTTTAACGTATTCTGGTAGTTTCAAACGCTTCTTGCTTCGTTCAACGCCTGCCTGCGTATCTTTCACAGGTGCACCACTTTCCATTAACCTATCAGAATCAATAAGGACCATTCGCCTACTGTCGAATATCTCCGTTGCGTTCCTGCTGTATGCGGTGTCTAAGTCCTTTAGCTCCTCTATTGCTTCGTAAAAGATAGGTAAGCCTAAACTACAATGCAAGTCTACATTGTTCGCCTGCGGTGTCCTAAGAACTGCATACAGGCGTTGTCCGTTTAGGTTTGCAAGTCCTACATCTTCTAGTTCTCCACGCCAAGGTGTCTCATCTATGTCAATCAGCTTTCCTGTATCGTTGGCATCCTTAGAAGCATAGCAACGATTTGTAATCTGATACACGTCCTCGATGTACCTATGATATTCTAGTTTGGTGTAGTATGTCCTGCCATCACTAGAAATTTCTCTATGCACAAACACAATGCCTTGAATCTCTCCATTGCTTTCGTCTGTTACAATAAAGTTTTCTGGCGTGATCAAGTCCACACTTGAACCGTTAGGCTTTAATACTACTGTACCATATGCACAGCCATATTCTACGTGATGTCGTACCTGCTCTAGTTCTTTGTCAATCTGCTCCTGCAACCAATTAGCTCTTGCACTGCCATCTATCTCTATGCCTATTGCAAGTGTAGCAAGGCGTGCTGTCTCCGAACACACCGCTTTTGCAAAGTTGATAGTCTTGATATGTTCTTCCTTGTCTAACCAGTACGGACTGCCCTTATAGATGTATGCACATTTTTCTATAGCTCTCTGCATTTCTGGACTGGTAACAGTATCAATCTTAAATTCGTCTCTTGCCTTTTGTCTAAAAAGGTTACTTAATATCTCTTTCATTCTGCTAAATATACCCATTTATTCCACCGCTATCAGTTTAACGTTTCCGATTTTTGTTTCTATATCTCCTTGTATCAAATCACTATTAATCGTAAGCCAAACCCCACCATCATGGATAGATATTTTTTCTATATCCATGATGCCTAACATTACATTTCCAATTTGTATACAAGTTACATCTTTTAGATTTATCATCATTGTTTTTGTCTCCTTTACGCACTCTCTCCACGTCTCATGCTCATTGGACTTGTCGCATACCTTAATGCATCTATCCAATGGTCGTTGCCGTCTGGATAATCTGCCTTGATTTCTCCGTTTTCATCTACCTCATGCTCGTAGCTTATTACCTCTTCATACAGCCGTGGAGTTCTCGCAGGGTCTATGACTAAGGTCCTGCACTGTAGCCACTCATAACTATACTTACGACTACCCGGATATACGTTCGTTTTGTTTGCCACAAGTCCTGCATCTCTAAAGTCCAAGATGCTTTCTATCTCGTCAGCACCGCAGGATATAGTATAGTCGTTATATCCCTTGTTAATAATCAGCTGTGACATTGCCGTGTTTCGTATCTTCTGACCGCCTAACTCATCTATACACAATATCTTTTGTGATGCAGGCATATATGCACAACGTACAAAGGCTTTCGGGTCTGGATAGTATCCCCAGTCCTGCCCCTGGTATATTCTTTCCTGCCTTGCAATCTCTTCGTCTGTGATCGTGCGGATTTCCAGAAGTTCAAAGATGTTTGTTCCCAGTCCTACAGGGATTCCTAAATACTCATGCTTGTATGCACGCTCATTCGTCTCTTTAAGATATTCCGCATCAATCAAGAACTGATTACCTAGCCACTCCACAGGAACTGTTGTATAGTCGCTCTTGTGTCGGAAACTATCTTCTCTTGCTTCTGCTACATACTTATTTGCCCAGTTATTTGCCGAAATCGGTGGATTGAATGTTTTGAACACTACGAACTTAGAGCCACCACGCAATACAGACTGTTGTACTGTTCTAATCTCTTCGATACCTGCGAACTCATCTAATTCCTCAAACCATAGGTATTTGATATATCCTTTAGATACCTTTATAGACTTTGTTTTTTTAGCCTTGTCCAGTCCTCTATAGATTATCTTTTGCCCTGTCGGCTTGTATACGTGCTGTAATGGACTTTTAGAAGATTCCCATAGATCACTTACGCCAAGTGCATCTATTGCCCATTCTATCTGTTCACACACACTGTCTCTTAGAGTATTACCAACCTTTCGGAACACTGCCGCATTGCTGTATTCTCCATTCGTTGCGTCCTGCATGATACCCAGTATGATCTCTGCAGACACGAAAGAAGATTTTGTTGAGCCACGACCGCCATACAGATCGTAGTAAGTATGCTTTCCGTCTTGGATGTCCCAATGTACTTGATAGAAAGATGGAGCAATCACATCTGTTAGATTAACCATGTAACCGCTCCTTTACTCTCTAGGAATGTTGTTCACGATCGTGATTCCCTCTGTTTTGTTATCTTCCTGCTTCTTGTCTGCATCCCAGTGCTTAAAGTTGTTTCTTAGGTTAAATTGTGCCCCAGAACTTCCCTCTTTGTCGTACAATCTGCCCTCTGCATACTCTTCCACTCTGCTTTTCGCCCGTGTGATTGTGTCAAGAAACTCTTGTTTTTCGTTTTGGTAATACAACAAATCCGCTCTAGATGTAAAACCAAGATGCAAAGCCAATCCGGTAATTGTTGGAGGTTTCCTGTTAATCATAATAGGATAGCCGCTTTTATTTCTTACTATCTTACCATCTTCTTTTAATACTTCGCCCTCACATAGTTTAAAGTACTCATCTATCTTTTTTTGCATAGTTTTAACACTTTTATACTTTGGGGGTCTTCCACCTGTACCCATTGCCTCACTTCCTTTCATGATCTACAACTCTTATATTCTTTTGTGCTTGGATTCCTGCTTTTATATTTGTCGCAGGTGCATAGATATGCGTTGTATATTCTGTCATACTTGCCTACGTTACACATATAGTAGTTCTTTGTATTACTTCCTAGTAGATGCATACATTCAGCACAGCATATACTTCTATCTTCCATTCTGCACTTCCTCTCTATATCTGTAGCATACGCACATATGACTACACTTTATATTTACAAGTACCACTTCCGTCTTATCCTCTGGGATAGCTCTTCTCTTTGTCTCTGTCACGATCTCGCAATGTACGCAATCGTTACAGCAATTCTTTAGTTTGTTATTAATCAAAAAAGACACCTCCCGACTATGGTTATTATCTAATATAATTATACCATAGTAGAAAGTGCCTTTGTTTACACTCTTTTTATTAATGCCTTTTTATCCTTTACATACTCTTTATGCTCTTCCAGAAATTTTCCGAACATTTCTTTTTCGGCTTTCTCTCTTGCTTCTCTTGCATCTTCCTTATTGGCGTATCTGCCCAAGTAATAATTCTTACCCTTAAATTGTATCTGTGCCACCCATTTATTTCTGCTTTTATCCCAAGACACCCCTTTTATTCCAGAAGTGTTCGTCTTTGGTTTCTTCATCGTCAGACTTCTTATACTCGTTCCGTCAATGCACTGTTTCTTTGTTTCTGCTGCCATTCTTTTACCTTGCTCTATTTCATGCGGCTTTCTCAGGCATCCGCAGCTTTGCACTCTTCCTTTTGTAAGGCTTCCGCTGTCAACAAAATTTACGTTCCCACAATCACAAATGCACTTCCAAATAATAGCACCATTCGATGCTTTTCTATTCGTTGGTTCTATCGCTGTTAGCCTGCCAAATTTTTTACCAGTTAGGTCATTCATCTTTATTCTGGTAGTGCATCCACAGTTTTTCCCATTTTTTATGTGTTCTGCTCGTGTTATGAATGTTTTCCCACATGCAGGGCAGACAACTTTTGCCATTGTTCTTTTGTTTTCTCTGTAAACTTCTAATATTTTAAATCCATTTACCGTCTTGCCCTGCATTTCTAACCATTTTGTTCTCATATTAGAACTCCTGCACATCTGTCACTTTTAAGTAGAAAGCTTCTTCGGCTTCGTCCTCTCCATTATCTGTTGTGATCTCAAAGAAAATCTGTACTTCGCACTCGTTAGAGTCTGTAGCTGTATACACTACATTTTTGTCCTGCTTAATGTTTTCTGTAGCTCCATCATCGAATACACTGTAGTATCCAGATTCCATCATGAAGTTATCTAAATCTGTGAAGCTCATTTCTTCGTTTACAAGTTCCTTTTTGATTTCTTCCACGTTTAATTTTTTCATGGCTGCTCCCTCCTATAATACATAATCAATAAAGTATGTTATACCTTCATATTCTACAACTCCCCAGTCAAAAGCCGGCTTGTTTGTTTCAATCATCTTTTTATACTCTTCCTGATCTTCTTCCTCAACGTCCCACTCATCCATGTACTGATCAAAGAATTTTTCAAATTCTTCTTTCTCGTACACTGCTGATCCATTGCATAAATAATCAACAGCTTCTGTCTTCCATAATGATTTCAAGTTTCTTTTCTGTCTCGTCTCCCAAGTCTAAACCTGCGTATTTTAAATTTAATTCCTGTGCTTTTGTTAAATAAATATTTTTCATGACTTCAATCTCCTTTTCTTTCTTTGCTTATCTCCTTTAACTGTCTTTATCTTACCACATCTTTGTCTCTTTGTAAAGTGATATTTATAATTCTTTTAATTTTTTTTCATCTTCTTCGTCTCTTACATATTCCAATAGCTGACCCGGTTGCATTTCTAAGATGTTACATATAGCATTTAAAGCCTTTAGCGTTATAGCTGTATCCTCGTTCTTTATCTTGTTTAATGTGTTTTGACTAAGTAAATTAGTAGTTTTAGCCTTATATGTAGTAAATCCTTTTCTTTTCAGTGCATCATATACATCAATTTTGTATTTTAACATTTTTCATTACCTCCTATTTACTACATTATATATTATGTACCCTTTTCACGTCAAGAGAAATATTATCATAAAAAGTGACATTTTCTATTGACATAACTTTTTAAAGTGATATAATAAAAGTAAGTTAAGAGAACAAAGCAATCAAGAAAAGGAGATAATAAAATGAAAGAATTAAGAAAAGAAATCGAAAAGTTAGTTGAAAATGAGGACTTCGTTTCTTATGAAGAGTTCATTTTCGAACTGGAAGAAGAAAAAGAAGAAGTTAAAAAATATCTTAACTGGAGAGCGAACGGTGGAAAAATGAACACCGAAACACTTCCAGACGGATATGTAGAAGCTTGTAAGAAAATTTTAGAAAGAATTTAGGAGGTTGAAAATCATGGATTATTACAGAGGTAGAAAAATCGACAAAAAATTTAAAGAAGAGGTTGCTAAAAATTCAGCAATCCGAGGTTATAAAAATGCGGTAAAAATTTTCATTTACCGTCAAGATTTAGATTCTCTGGTTCTTCAATCTCTTCCATTCTTTCAAACATCTCATACATCGTAACACCCAATACTCCTGCTATAGTCATAAGATTAATGTGTTTTGGTTCTTTTTCCCCAAGTTCATATGCTTTAATATCAGTGACTGTATAACCGCATCTTTCAGCAAGTTCTTTTTGTGTCATTCCTTGTGCTTCTCTGGTTTTCTTTATTGCTTTAGCTGTACTAATCACTTTCTTCCCCTCCTGTTCCTGTTTAAAGCATTTCTTTTCATAAATTTTTCTTTAGATAACGACTTGTAATAAGGATTTTTCCTTTTGATAACGTTCTTCTCTTTTTCGTTTTTGGCTTGAAACTCTTTATAGCTGTCACATCTTGTGTGGCAATCCCAACTCCTGCCTGTTGCTTCTGTGCATCCTATACAAACACATTTCATAACATCACACTCCTTTTATATGCTTATTGAGTGGAAACGCATTAAAACTCGTTAAAAACGCATTGATAACGCATCAAAACTTGATCTCTATTCCTGTTTCGTTCTTAATCATGGATTGCAGGTCATGTACACTGACAAGACCTTTTTCGTAACATTCCTTTAGTTCGTTCATTTTATCAATCCATTTTCCAAGTCTGGCACCGCCAAATCCAAATTGGTCGTGTAGTGCCATCGTGCCCAATAAAAGAAATGCTGTGTAACTGCTATGTATTAGTTTATCTGCATCCCTGCGATTCTTAACCCTGCGTTGTTGTGTAGGTAACTGTCTGTTGTTAAAGAAATTGCTTCCCATTATAACACCGCCTTTTCTTGTCTGATAAAATATATATCTTGCTTGTGTTTCCAACAATTCAGCATCATTTTGAGTTCTTCCATTGCTTTTTTCTTTGTTTCATAATATGCAATAGCGACTTTTTCTTGGTCCGCAGCCATAATGCAATATAAACCATATTTTTCTTTTTTCTCTATTATTTCTTTCCCAATAAACATGCAATCTACATATTCAGCATTAATAACCATCTGTTGGCTTTGTGTAAGCACTAACATTTATAACACTCCTTTATAATCTGCATATTCTTTGACTTGTTTTATAGTAACTCTCTATTTTTTTAATCAGCTCTTTTGTTTCTCGTTCGTCTTTATGATATTCAACATTATACACACTTCCGCCTGTCATTCTTATTCTCAAGTAAAAATAATCATCTTCATCTTTCTTGATATCTATATATTCTACATTTTGCATATTTATAATTAATTCATCTCTGCATATTAATAACATGTAAATCTTCCTCATTTCCCCAGTCTAATTTATTTCCACACTCACAAACTTCTGTCCATTCCTTTATGTAGTTACCGCACTTAGGGCATCTATATAACACCGCATCCTGCTTTTTTAAGTTCTTATGTCGTTCTCTTATCGGCAGGCTGTTAAATACAGCACCTATGTGTTCATAATCTTCTAAAGTCATTGTAATCGTATCTCTTGCTTTAGCGGACTGGCATAAACCGCTACCAACCAGTCCTAAGAAAACACCTATGATAACAAGTAAGATTTTTAGTATCATTCTTTCATCTCCACTTCTTTATAAACAACCACATCTAAATCATTACTAGCTTTGTGTGTTAGTATTTCAACTTTGTATCCTTTTTCCAAAAAGTTTTTTACAAATTCTCTCATTGGTAACACGTCTTTCATTTTTTCTGGATAAGTTATTCTTGTTATCTGCTCTAAAACTTTTACCGGTTCCATTTTCTCTACTTTCACTTCACTTCCATACATCAATTTATAATATTCTTGTAACTTTTTATCGTCCATAGAATCAAATGTCTGCACGTGATCACGAACGACACATATATCATGTATTTTGCATTCTTCACATGGTTTATCAATATTGTTACACCAATATCTTAAATTAGTGATTATATCTTCTCTTGTCATTTTTTATTCTCCACCATCTTTCTATAGCTTTCCTCTACCTCTTTACAAGTAGCTCTTCCATAACTAATTTTTCTCGCTATGCACGGTTGTTGCCCTTTAAAAATGCAAATAGGGCACACTCTTTTACGGCAATAATTTTCCAATTCTTTTTCCTGCATTTCTCTTTTTAATTTGTTTGTATTTAAATTCAATCTCATTGTTGCAATAATAGAACCTGTTTTTGTATCAGTCACACTCATCATTGCTTCTTCGCAAGATTCATAAGAAACTTTCGTATCTAATACTCCAACATCTAGTTCATTTGCCGTGATCATCTTTTCTATGTTCTCTAAAAAGTCGTGTGCCACTTGCTCCGCTATTGTCATTCCTTTACCTCCACTTTGATTCCATACAAAAATTCATAGTATTCTTGTAATCCCTCATTACTTAGCCATTCAAACGGCATCCTTTTTACACATTTTTTATAACATTTGCATTCTTTGCATGGTGTGCCAACAGGGTCGCAGTAAGCAACTATAGCTTTTTCCACTTCACTTCTTGTCATTTTTTTAGGTTCATATCGTTCTATAGTAATCTTCATATCAACTTCTCCAACGATACGTCCTGCTTTTTCGTCTTTTATATATGCCTTTTCTCTATCGAAACTTACGCTTAATTGCATAGCAGGAATATTTGACTCTTTTATGCAATTATATAAGTGGCTTTGAAATCTCTGTGTTATTATTTCATTTATTGTTATTGTTTCATTTTTAGTCATTCTCCCACCTCTAAATCTTTCGCAAGCTTGAATCCTGTTCTACCAACGTTTCTAAGATTCTCTTTAATTAGCGTCTTTTTCGGTGTCCTGTTTCTGTCGTACCAGTTCCAGTCGTTGTCCTCTCTTGCTTTTTTCTTTGTTTCATAACTTTTCTCATACTGATATTCTTCTTTTGCCATCTCTAGGCAAGCAATCATGTAATCTATTTGTTTGATAACGTCCATGTCAATCTCCTTTCGCTCTTAACATACAAAACAACAGTTCTACTATGCTTTTTCTTCTTAACCCTGTTCTGCAATTAGCAATTGTCTTTAAATACCATTTATTAACATCACTGTCTACTGTTATTTCTCCATCATAAAATCCATCTTTTGCACCTCTGACAGCTACCATTATTCCAAAGTTTGTAGATGAATCTGGATAATGCTCTTGTATGTATTTCTTTAACTTCCCAGACCTAATATCTGTCAATAACTCTTTGCCGCACTCTAACGTTGTAACAATATAGTTTTTCTCTCCTAAAAAATTAAGTCCGTTTCCGCTGTAAACATCTTCTTTGCAACTTTTAATTTCATAACAAACGAAAATGCCTTTTTCTAAAGCTGATACACTACACTGTCCATCTGGTACAAATTGCATAAAGTCAACTCTTTTTGCTTTACCTGTGCCGTAATCTACAGTGACTTCTCGTGCATAGTGCTTTCCTATTAACTTCTCTTTACAAAGAAGCTTGCTTAAGAAATCTGTTGTTGTTTTTCTTAAAATCATATTGTTTCCTCCTACTTGATAACATACGGTTCTGCATCTACTACATTTGCAAACGTTGGTTTCATGCCGTTTTCTTCGATATATTTAACAACCAGATCATTTATAGCATTTTCACACTTTTCGTAGGCTTCTTTGCTATCTATATCTTCTATGTACCAATCTTCGGCAAGTTCTCCTACATCATCATATACAGCATTGTGTAAATCTTCTAGTATGCTTGTTAGGTCTACCTGTCTTATATCCACTTCTTCTACTTTTCCAATCCAGATAGTTGTACCTGCTTTGCATCCCATGTCTTTAGCTTCTTTGATACATTCTTCTATTGTGTCAAAATCTGTGCTGTAATGATCGCTATATTCTTCTGTCGACCATGAATAACTCATTTAGTTTCTCCTTTACAAATATCTAAACCATCTAATGTAATTGACATACAAAGTGAATATTTCATTCTATAAATCACATAAAACTTAAAACAATCTGTTAATACCTCAATGTGGCAAATTATAATGTCTGATTCTTCGCACTGATGAATAAGTGCAAGTTCAAGTTTGATGCGTTTTTCTAGTTCTTCGTCTGGCATAATAAACTCCTTTATTTAGCCCTGTTAGTCATTCCACATATTTAATAAGCCGTCAATGTCTCTTCCTAATTCGCAATAATCATCTTCGATTTTGCTTCTTAAAATTTCATATAAAGCATTTATGCTTGTTAAACACAACATATTTTCTTGATATATTACATAATTTGGTGTTATTCCATCATCTTTGTACAGACAATCAAATGCGATAACGTATATTTCATCTATCTCATTTATATCTATACATTCTTTCGATTCCTCTTTGCCTTTATATACTTTTCTAAAAATCTTTTCATAAAATCTTACTAAGATTGCTGCTACCTCTTCGTCGTTTATACAATTATCGTTGATTCTTTCTGGATGGCTCATAATTGTATAAATAGCCGCCTTTTTACATACGTCCTTGAATTGTGTCTTTGTAATCACGTTTCCACTCCTTTACTTCATCATGTTTCTGTACGGCTCAAAGAAATCTTCTTTTCTTAACTCCATTTCACATTTAAGACAAATGAATTTGCTTTGTATTTTCATATCTGAATTTATTTGTATATACTCTCTTCCAACATCTTCATTGAATAACAAGCTATTACAATATTTGCATCTTGCTACCGGCATTATTCTCTCCTTTCAATCGGCACGATCTTTCCTTTTTCATATCTGCAATATCTACCGTCTTTGCTAATGTATGGGGACATAAACCCTGTACTTGTTCTGCCTGCTCCATCTTTAAAATACCAATAAACAATCCTTGTCGAGTTGTCATAAGATAAGATGTTGTTAATATCAACTAACGCTGCACTCTGCTGTGTATCACTTTCATCCTTATATGTATTACTTTCTTTCTCCTCGCAACCTACCAACATGCAACTCATTATTGCTATCGAAAACACAATAAATAATATTTTTTTCATAATTTTTACCCCACATCCTTGATATTAAGTTCTGCTGTCGCAGGTATAAATCTCATATATCCTGCATCTCTTATAATCTCGTTTTCTGTCAAATCAACAAGCTGTTTCTTTTCTTTTTCTGATTTAACCACAAGATAATAATGTTCATTTTTTACGCCCATACAAACATCTCCAATCTTGAAATGACTTAATGTGTATGTTTTAATACTTGGTTGTTTTGCATTAATTTTCATCTTCTACCACCTCTTTCAGTTGTTCTTCTAAACAATGCTTTAATGCGTATATGATTGTATAATCTAAAGGAGTAATCCTTTGCGGACCATATTCTTTCCTATACTCATACTTAAATATCTCTGATTCTAACGCACTGCTTAGCTTAATTGGTTCCAACGGATTCTCAATATCATCAAGAAACTGTGCTTTCATCTTTTTCTTGTATTCTCTCAACTCTTTCAGTTCTTCCAACCACTCTGCAAGTTGTTCATGTTCTTTCATGCATTCAATACACCTGTCAAGTTTTTCATCCTCTGCATTTGCACGATGTAACATAGCCTGTCTATATTTCTTTGTTGCAACATCTTTTGCGTGCTTAATAGCTTCTTCTAATCTCATTCCTCTCCCTCACTTTCTACCCCAAAGATGTACTTGAGTATTCTGTCTTTTCCTACTGCTTCGATTGCATCAACCAAAACATCTCTTGATGTAAACCTAACTGTACCCTGTATTTTTGCTGTAGCCCATGTATCGCAAATAAGTCTTTTCTCATCTTATTCACATCGAATTAAATAACAACGATTGTTAAATGCTGTGCCATTGTGTTCCCTTGCATATCTTTCGATTTCAACTTCTACTTTCTTTTTTTCTCTGGCAAACCACGCTGACTCTTCTGTGAAAAAGACGTTTCCTAATTCCCATCTTGCTTCATCTAAAGAATCATTCGTCCACCTGCTTTGTATAACAGCTCCATCATTACTAATACAAAAATATTCTTCTGATTCTCGTGGTTTCTTTACCTTTGCATCCTGTTTCTTGTCTGGTTCTTCTCCATTCATCTTTCCAACCAATCTGTAAAACTCTTTTTCTTCTGATTCTGTTAGATTTTTAATCATTTTCTCCACTTCCTTTTCCTGTTTAGTCCTCTTTATTTTTTAAATAATCTTCGATAGCTCGATCTAAAAAGCCACTACTGATAAGCCAATTATCAATGTATGTTGTTTTATTTTGCTTGCTATATACTAATAAGATTTTCTCTCTAACGTCTTTTAATGTTATCTTCAATATAAGTGCATCTGTATTATTACTTGATTCTTCAACAGCTATAACTGTTTCTTGTGTAAGTTGATTTAGCTGACTTACAATACGCTGTAAACACGTTTCTTTACAAATTACTTTGTTCCATGTTGGTTTCAAGCATCTGATAGTTGTCTGCATATCATTTCTCTCGTCAGTGTTTGTCAAAATAAAGCAATCATCTAATTCTTTCATTTCTTCTTCACTTATAATCGCTTTTGTTTCTATATTATAAATTTGCATTTTAACTCCTTTACTGTCCATTCTCTCCCCTGCCGTTAATAGCAGGGGAAATCATGACTTATACAACAAATAATTAAAGAGTTTTGTTGCTTATGCGTTGCGAGGATTCTTATTTAATTGTTCGTGTGGTATACAAAAATCCTGCTGTGCAACAAGCCTTTTCTGGCTTGAGTCTCTGCCTAATAAAAAATGAAAAATGGAAGAATCTGAAAATACAAAAAACATTATTTACAGTTACTTAGGCAGAGAATCAAACCAGAAAAGTTTTATTTAGTTTTTATTTCCAATACCCCGAATGTGATGTTACGTGAACAAATCTTCGTTCATGTTGCTTCTTTTTGAATCGGCTTTGTCGAATCTCTTCTTTGACTTCTTCCACCAATTCATCTTCCCAGAATCTAACAAGATAACCCGGTACTCCATAAATTGCTCCACATTCCTGTACATGTAGCTTCTTAACTACCTTTTCTTTGACAACTTGTTTGCGAAACTCTTTTGTGTACTCTCTCCGCTTTGCTTCGATACCGTATTTTTTCCACTTGAATATGCTTGATGGGTCTACTCCGTATTTTTTCGCAACAGAAGTAACCTCTTTCGTTTCTTCCACTTCTTTAAGAATTTTTCTCTTAAGATCTTTGCTTATTTTTTTGTACCCCATCTTTAGCCACCTTTCTGTAGATTGCCACGTTTCTGTCTGTTAGACTGTCGTGTCGTTTACCACACACCTCAATACGTCCGTCCTGTACTAACTCTGTCAATCGTGGTTGTACCTGCTGCCTTGTCGGTTCTAATACTTTTTTATGCTTATACAACACCGTTGCGATCTCTCGTGCTGTCATAGCTTCGTATCCAAGCTGCTCAAGAATTAAGATATGTATTGCTTCTTTATTAATCTTTTTGTGGGATTCTCTTCTAGTCTGCTTGGTAATGGAATGGCTTCTAAGTGCTGTTTCATTACCAAAAAAACTCATTTGATACATTTTCCATCACTCCTTTTTCCTTACTCTAATTGCTTATGTAGTAACTGCATTTCTAAATCATCAAAGTCATAGTCTCTCTCGCATTCTAAGACACTTGCAGGATTCCGCTGTGGCTTCGGTTCTGGTGGTTTCTCGTCCAGATAATCCACGTAACCAGAATTAAAGAATGTACTTCCGTTCTGTGGTTTTCTCCAACTACTGTCCTTAGATAAATCATCCAGATACCTTTTCAAGGCTCTTTCTATTTTTTCTTCTCCTATCTCATACAGAGTCTTTTTCTTTGCATCGGATACCTGCCCCTTACCACGTTTATTCGGGTACTGTTTCCAGAGCTTTTCAAAACATTCATTGATTGCTTTTTTGTTTGACTTCTCGCAATTTTCTTTTGATTTCTCGCAATTTTTCTTTGCGTTTTTGTCTGTTTGTTCCATTTTTCGTTCCACTGGTTGTTCCATTTTTGTTCCATTTTCAACCTTGGCAGTTGCTTCTACAACTTGTCCACAATCTATGTACTTTTCGTAGTCGTTAACTGTGTATATCGTGTATTTATTTGTGCTTTTTGTGGATAAATACCCAGTGTCCTTTAGTTTCTTTAGTGCTGTTCGGACCTGCGATTCTGTTAATCCTGTCTCTGCACTGATTCTTGTTATCGAAGATACAAATTGTCCTGCCTTTATCTCTTTTCCGCAGTACCGCTTGTCCTCTAAATTTGTATGTAGTAGGCAGTGGTAAAACAATCTAAATACATTTGTGTTTTCATACCATTCCCAGTCTGTATTTATATTTATGTTCATTCACTGCCCTCCTACATTTATTTATCGTTATCCTCATGAATAGTAATTTCTATCCTTGGATTTTTCGAATCTACTCTAAAGTGGTCTATAAATCCTAGTACATACCTCTGTCCGTCTCCGGGGAATGTTCCAGATTCTACTAGACTGTCTAAGACAAATTTCTTAGCAAATGCAACATTGTCTGGATCACGTCTTTTATTTTTTTCATACCATGTAATCTCAACGATCACTGGGAAATTCAATTTCTTTTTGCGTAACCATAACGGTATGCTGTATTTACAGATTCTTTGATTCTTTTTCTTGCAGTCAGCACCTTTATATGCGTTAGTCCTGCATGATCGTTTAATCCGTCCAGTCTGCCTTGAATCGTATATGTTACAGCCATGACTTGCCAAACTCCTTTATAAATTCTTCTCTCGTGCCTATTTTCTCTTCAAATGCCTTTTGTGCCATCTTCTTATACATAAGATCATATCTGGCATTTAAATGTGCAGACTGTTTACCGCCTGTATGGTGTTCGTGGCACAACGGAATCACTAAGTTATACTTATCAGCTTTCTTCCTGTTTGCTGTCCCATGTAAACAGTGGTGTATCTCTACATAAGGACTTCCACATAATTTACAATGTTCCATATCATCAACGATGATTGACTTTTTCTTTCTCAATCTTAAGTCCCCACCTTTCTTCCATTTCTTTTATCTCCTGCGGTGTCGCTGTTTCTATACCTAATGCCTTTGCTTCCTGCACCGTTCCTTTTATCAATTCAGACATTTCTTTCGTATCGTATGTGTGGCTTCCTCTCATAACAATATTAATTCTAAAAATCTTTCCTGCCGTATTGATTGTCGTCTGCGTTGTTGGTTGTAGGTGACAAAACTCTACGTCGTAAGCTTCTATATCATCATCTAACGGAATAGTTATCAGCTTTCCGTTTATCTTTTCATACTGCCCATATTCCGCTATCATTTTGTTTTTTATAAACACCTTGCTACAATCCATTACTTCTGCGATTTTTCCAACTAATACATGAAAGTATGCATTGGCATCTAAACTCCTGCCCTCACGGTACTGAACAACCTTAAGGCGACATTCTTTATCTTTCAGTCGGTCATATTCCCCTCGTATGTCTTTTTCACACACGAGAGAAATGACCTGTTTCCCTGTTTCAAAATCAATTGAGATGTCATGAATTTTAGCTTTCGTTTCCATCAACTGCCCACAGCTTTCTTACACTCTCTTTGTCTTTATTGGCTACAATGTACTTGTACTGCCCCTCTGTAATATCTTTGATAGATTCATGTTTGTAAGATTTCAAAATCTTATTGATGTCAAACTTTTCATCTTCGCACAAATCCAATAATGTTTTCTGTTTTACAAGAGAAATCTTCATCTGATCAAGTTTTTCTTTATTCTTTTCCTGTTCCTGCTTATTAGCTCTTGCAGTACGTTCTTTCTGGTTTTCGTCTGTGTCTGCATCTTTTGTATCATCTAATAAGAAGATTCCATTTAAGGCATACTTACGTGCATAAGATGATGCTGTTCCTGTTATCTGTGAATCGTCCATACCTTTTTTATTGAGTGCTTCTCTTGCTGATGCCGTAGCCATAACACTTTCGCCTGTCTCAATATCAAAAATAGATACTGTAGCTTTTACATACACACGATCATTTACCGCTTGCACATCATCAGATATGTACATAGATAATTTGTTTTCTGCCAATAATGGTTTCACAGCTTCTAAGATTCCCTCTGCGTTTCTGTATTTGTAATTGCCAAATGAATTAAACAGATTCTTAGGTGCTTTCAATGTTGTCTGAATCTTCATCATTTTTTCATGTATCGTCATATTCTTATCTCCTATCTGATTCTTAAACTTTCTGTCTGTACCAGTCTCATATTTTCATTTTCTTCAAGCACTCCTGCTTTCAAATCATCAAGAAGCTGTTTCCTGTTAACCTTGTCTGGCTGTTTAATCAGATACTTTTTAGGTAACAATTCCTCAACTTCTACCTTTACAGTTTTAGGATTTTTCTGGATATTGAAGCTAAACAGTGTTGTTTTAAACTTCTTCTTTTTTACTTCAAGCATCATTGTTTCAAGATACTTCTTTAAGTTGTCCGCACTGTTTCTCAATGCTGTCTCTCTTTTTGCTAACCTGTCTTTCTCTGATTTTACTGAATCCGCATCAGCGATCAGTGTTTTAATCATCTTTGCGGTAGAATCAGCCTTTTCTTCAAACTCAAATTCGATTCCATCCATAGTGTCTTTAATATCATCAAGGGATAGCCCTTGCTCATCTGCCATTAAAAGTAGTTCATTAAATTCGTTTTTGATCTCATATAATTTAGCCATGTTTTACTCCTTATTCTTCGATGCATTCTTTAATATTTCCCTGTTCATCGACCTCTTTCACACTGCATACATCATTAAAGTATGCTTCTTTAAGGCTTACATTTTCATCAGTGTTTCCCATCAGTGCATCCAATGCATAGTCGATAAACCACTGTCTATCTTCTTTATTTCCTTTAATCCTCTTCTTGATATAATCATCTGCATCTTCCATAGGGATTACTGTTCCGTATTCATTTGTGTATCCTGTGATAACCATGACTACTCACACTCCTTTTTGAGCCATTCGTTACCTTTCTCTCCAAAAATCACATCAAAAACTCTTTTTGTATTATCAACACATAAAAGAACGTATACTTCTTTTTCGAAAGGATTCTTTACAGCTTTTACTGCAATTTTTGTATTGTTTGCTACCATTGACGCATATTTTTCTTCTGTAACTTCCGCTTTTTCTTTGTCTTCAAAAATATCTAAAGATATGCCCTTGTACAGTAATTGTAGTACCTTATATACATCTTTTTTTAACTGTTTTCCTGTTTCTGCAGTCATGTCAACATTAAGCTGTTTTTGTTTTTCTTGTGCTTCTTTAAAAGTTTTTTCAATCGCTTTATCTGTAATTGTTTCAAATTCTTTTTTTGTAATAATCATTGTCACATTCTCCTTTTCCTGCTATACTGTTGTTATGCATTTTTTGTTAAGCACTTTAGACCTGCACGTCTGGGTGCTTTTTTTCATTTCCATCCATCACGCTCTTGTGCGATTAATGCCAGTCCTGCGGCTACGCAAGTACCCATAAACCAGAATGGCATTAAATCTAATCCGCAGACTAACAGTCCACACCCCATCATGAATGCTCCCATTTTCATTTAAAACCCTCCTCTCTGCATTGCTTGGTTCTCATTTGCTAGCTTTCTTACTCTCCATTTTTCAAATCTTTCTGTATCGAAAAATATAGGAGAATTGGACTTAGGGCCTTTTTGTGCAAAGTCCTGTCCTCTTTCCCGATAGGCTTCATCAAGGAATGACCTTGGAAATCCCATCTTGACGAGTTCTGACATTCTCATGATTGGCTTATCGTATTTCATACTCGCTCCTTTCTTACTCTTCGGATTCTTCCTTGAATCTCTCCTGCATCTTCTGTTTTCTTTTCTTGTCTCTATAGTTGCTAATCAGCACAATTACAATTTCTGCTGCAACAGTTCCAAATGTTCCTAGAAACAAACCAAGGTAATATGGTGGTATATACATCTACTCACTCTCCTATCTTGTCAATAAGTTCTTTTAACTCTTTAACCTCTTCATCCTGTTTGGTTAATCCAAACTTATCGCAATTCTTGTAAAGCATTTCTGCTATTTTCTTCAAAAGTTTCTTAGTTCTTTTTAACACCTATTCACTCTCCTCTCTTATCAACTCATCAACGGTAACCTCTAAGATATTTGCTACCTTTTTCAAATTTGCAACACTCGGTACACTGTCATTCCATTTAGAAATTAAACCATTCCCAAGTTCTGCTTTTTTCTCAACGTAGGTAATTGACATACCTTTTTCTTCGCAAATCTTTTTAATTTTGTCATAAATATACAATTTCTTGTTCTCCTTTCTTTATTTCTTAGAAAATATTCAGTATTTCCATTGACTTTTTGCAGAAAATATTCTAATATTAAATTACCACATAAAATACAGATTTTTTTCTGTGATCGCTTTCTGTTTTTACTGAAAGTTTTCTGTGCTATGCTTTTACTATACAGAGAACTTTCTAGTTTGTCAAGCATTTTTACAGAAAAAGTTCTGTAATTTCTTAGAAAGGAGATTCTATGACTATTTATGAGCGAATTGAAAGCCTTAGGAAGTCAAAAGGATTATCACAAGGAAAGCTTGAAAAACAACTAGGTTTTTCTAATGGTTCAATTTCAAAATGGAAAAACAGTACCCCAAAAGTTGAGAGATTGCAAAAGCTCGCTGACTTCTTCGGTGTGTCTGTTGAGTACCTCATGACAGGAAAGGAGGATGAACAAAAAGAGAAAGATAACACCGATCTCAAACAAAAATACAGGGAGCTTGAAGAACTTTTAAGAAGTGACTCAATGAAACCTGTTCGTTATGATGGTAAACCTGTCAATAACGATACGATAGATTTATTACTAAAACAGATTGAGATTTCACTTGCAATGCTAAAAAAATAAACAGGAGGGTTATGTATGAGAAAAAATCAAATCAAAAATACAGTAAATGATTTGATTGAAACATACGGTACGAGAAATCCATATTTACTTGCTAGTTACCTTGACGTAACAATCCAGTATGGAGACTTAGGAGAACTGCAAGGATGCTACATGAAAATATGGGATAAGAAATTTATTTATATCAACGATAGAATCGAGGATGATAAGCTAAAAGATACTGTTGTCGCTCATGAATTGGCACATAGTATTATGCACAATGAAGATTATTATTTTTTCAGTTATGGTAAACAGTTTCAATCAAACAAAACTGAAATTGAAGCTCACACATT